CTTTATCCTCACCTAAGTCTTTCATCTTCTTCTGAAGATCAAGTAACTTATCTGTAGTATCACCAACTGACTTTATCAATTGACCAGCTACTTCATATGCTCTAGGAGAATCAGTTTCCTGTGCAACCTCTAGTATACCATTCATTGCCTCCTGTCCCTTCTCTATTAAGGAATATAGATTTCCTCTAGTATACTCATAATCTTGATTGGGATCACTTTCTGTAACATTAGTAATCTGATCCTTTCTGGTAGCACAACCACCTTCAGGAGTGTCACTCACTTCTGGAGTAACATCGAAAGTCTCGTCAATTGATTCAAAATTTTTCATGGTTATGTGAATGGGTTATCAGTAATGGTTGTGCTGAATCCAAAGTCTTCATTATCTAATTCAGTTAGTAGAGCAGTATCTGCTGCATCAACATCACCATCACCATCTTGGTCTGTAGTTGCTTTAGGAACACTTGTATACGTCCTTTCTCTTCTAGCAACACTTGGATCACTATCTGAATAGAAACTTGCAATAGTCTTCTTGATAACTCCAGTATCTGCAACAGGTCCGAATAAGTATGTCTTAGCAGTAAACTGCAATCTCCAAGTAATTACTTCTCTTTGTTCGAAGTTACCTCTGTATTGATCTTGATAATTTATACTATTCAATACAATAGGAACATCTCTCTTCTCATTAGTTTCTGGTATAAGTTTGAGTGTTATAGTAAATTGTGGTTGGAAGAATGGAAGTATCTGTTCTACAATTTGCAATCCATCATCCTGATTTACTGAATAAATTGATAACTCAAAATTTACATTATATGGTACAGGCATAAATTGCTTGTACATTGAATCATCATCCTTCTTAGTTACCGCTAACTTCAATGGAGCTAACTTTCTAGTTGGATCATAACTCATACCTCTCATCTCAAAAGACATTCTGGGTAGAGTTATCTGAACATTCTTATCAGTAAGAGTTGCCTGTTGCTGAATCCTTGCTAAGAATTTTGCAGTAGGACCATATGACAGAGGAATATTAATTGCTTCAACAACAGTACCAGCGTTATTGAAACGCTTGATCTCCATGTTATTGAATAGTGTTCCGAACGAGACTACAGTTTTTCTTAGTATCTCGTTATAAAAAAAATCTCCAAACATTAGAATTCACCAAATGGATTGCCTTCACTGAAATCGATGATACTATCTGCATCAACTTCAAGTATTCTATTTACTACATTCTGAGATGTATCATCTTGAATATAGACTGTCTCAGTTCTCTGAGAACCAGAAGCAGATGACCTCTTCAAGTACCATGAAGCACCAGAGGTTTGACCTGTAAGAGTCTCTCCTTCTGTAAACGAATTAGTCTTATCATAAACAACAAGAATGTAATTTGTTGTATCCCAAGAAACAACCTTAGCAGTAGCATTGCTAACAGATCCAGCAACTTCTTCATCAACTGTAAATGCAGTTGCATTATTAGTAAGGGTGTTATCAATAACAAGACTTGTCTTGACTGATTTCTCAACTTCTATTGCATCAATTTCAGCAATACCAGTATCCAAATCTTCCCCAGAGTAGCGGAAGAGTTCAGTACGTAATTCATAACAATAAAGATCACCAAGTTGATAGAATGGAACTTGATTCTCTACATATTTGATTTCAAATAAACCTTTAGTCAATGGAAAATAAATTAGATCTCCTTCTGCAGGTCTATCATCTGCTAACTTACCTGCAAAGTTTCCATCAAATTCTTCTGTCCACCTTCTCTTTGATACCATAAAGGTAAGAGCATCATTACTCTGTAAACCAAATTCAGTGACAGTTTGTGACATATCATTATCCATCTCACTATGACTTCTAAGATACATTTCAATCTGAACTGATTCTTTGAATTCAGTATTAGAAGCTTCACCCCATAATTGATCAACATCATTCAAAGTTCTTGGTAGATAATAAACTGTACTACCATAAAGTTTGATATGTTCATCTACAAGATCTTGTACAAGACCTTGTTCTGTGGTAGAACCACCGTATGCTGGAAAGTGAGTGCTTTTTTGAGATGCCATTATCCTATCATGTCAAGTGGTGGGAGTTCATAAGTTGAAAGCATCTTCTCTTCAATGTCTTTCAAATCTGATTGAGCGTCTTCATAAATTTGTCTTCCATCTAATTCAAGTCCTCCAGGTAATTTGACTCCTCTAAACTTGATTAGATTCTGACCCCATTGTTTTTTTATTTTGGCAGTTACATATTGCTTCATAAAACTATCATCAAATACCTGAGTCATAGATGCTGGATCTAATGCTCTATGACAATCAATAATAATTGTATTACCTTCTACTATGTCCTTTGCATCAACATCAATATAAAGTCTGTCAACTCTTTTATTAAATCTAAACGCAACAATAGACCCACTATTTAGGACATAATCCAAATCTTCAAGATAGGATTTAGTCATATAATAGTTGAGTATATCAATTGCACCAAACTGGTACAAATCATTCAAGAAAATTTGATATTCAATACCGAACATGTTCCCCCTAATTGATTGGGAGGACATTCCAAAAACTTTATTTACACCAAGGATATGGTCAGGAACTTCTATATAATTATTTCTCTCTACCCACGCAGTACTATCTGGTGATGTAGTTGTAGTATTTGATGATTGAAAACGAGTTACTTCTGCTGCAGTGAAAGTATGCTTCAAGAACATTCTCTCAACACCATCAAAATGACGCTCATTAAAATACTGTATGCTTTCGTCAATGAGATCCTCTACTTGAGTATCATCAACATTTATTTGAAGAACAGGCTTGCCTAATCGTCTCAGACAATATTCCTTCAACTCTGTTCTACTTGCAGGTTTAGTCGCTGACATTTATCCACAGAATCCTTTATAAGAGTATTTATGAAAAAACCCTCACGTGGTGTGAGGGTTTGATCGTTCTTATGCTTGTGCTTCTGTCCAAGTAATTCTTGCCGAGCAAGCAGTAAACTGATAACTTGTTGATGTATAACCGTGGTCGGGTATAGCAACAATCGTCAGCGTATCAGGTCCATTTGGATAGGTGTAATCTCCACCCATGATTGAGTTACCTAAAGTAGCAACTTCTCCTAGCATCTGTTCTGTTGTATCGTTTGCAGCAGCACGGAATTCTAGTAGGTTGATACCGTTTGATACACGGTCTTGAACCTTAGCAAATTCATCTGTAGTGTTGTGCGTATGATATACAACCTGTGATAGTGAAGGTGACTTCTCATCAATCCAAGAAGGAGTTGATAGGTCTCCATTCAGAACAAGTCTGATAGTACATGACTTCTTAGGGTCAACACTTGAGTACCAAACGTCAGCACCGTCAGATGTACCACCATCAGCGAGTGAGATTGAAACCGCCTTCAACTGAAGTTGCATTCGGTTGATTAGATCTCTTGCTCCTAAAGCACCCTTGACACCTGCATCAACAGATGGTGCAAGTCTGATACTTAGAAGAGGATACTCTCTGTTAGCCTGCCACTCATCACCGTCTTCCTTCTGGTCACGTAACCAAATCTGGTCGGAAGATGCTGAGAATAAGTATGCTTTGTCATCTTCGAACTGACCGTCCATTATGACTGAAGCACCCCAGTGATATAATGATGGAGCAAACTTATTAGTTCCTGTTCTATCACCAACGTTACTTACCTCATAACGTGCTGGTAAGTTACCAGAACGGAAGTATGCTTCGTTGAAGTAGTTACTGTGAACATACTGGTGAGCGTAGAATACTCTACCATGCTGATCCTTGAATCCATAGCGGATCTTACCACCACCGTACCAAGAGTAATCGATGTATGCCATCTGTAGTCTCTTGACATTCAATTCAAATCCACTTTGACCTGTGCCATCGCACTTATCAAGGTTGAATGAAGAAGAAGGAGTCTTAGTATCAATGGTCTTAGTCATAATGACATTAGTAGCATCAATACCCTTATATGCTGTAGTTAGATATAATTCAGTGTCAGATTGAACATGTGCTATTCTATAAGACATACCACGTAGAACTACGTAATCATCAGCAGCAAGTTGTTTCTGGAAGATTGTTCCATTACCTGTTACTGTCTGTGAATTTTTACTTATTGATACTGTACCAGCAGTTTGCATGGTAGAAGATCTTCTAACTGCCATGAGGTTTTGACCATCATATTCGAAGAAGAATCCATTCTGATCATCAAACATACCAGCACGAACAACTGAATTGTTCCAACCATTCTTATGAAGTGTTGGGAATCCTGCAGGAGTTAGATCTGAAGGAGCTCCACCTGTTAATGAATATGTGAATGTAAATTCATCTACTACTGTAGCAACATCAAAACTATTACCAATATAATGGTTAGTACCACTAGCGACTGTTACGTCAGCCATTGATATTGTATCAGCCACTTCAAGGAAGTGTGGCTTTCTTGTTATTACTGTAGCAATGTTATTATTACTTCCATCTACACCACCAATAAGGCTTCTAACCTCTATAGGTGGATTGAAGTTTGTAGCAGTTGAGTACTGTAAACCTTTACCTGACTGATAACGGAAGTACCTTCTTGTTTGCCTTACGATTGAAGAGTCAGCAGATTTACCTGCGTTGATCTCAACACCACCGTCAAATGGTCTATGCAATGCATAAGAACTTGGCTTGACGTATACCGCAGTAGGAATAATGTAAGGTACGTTATTATAGTTTTCAGAAGCAATAGTGAATGAATGGTTGTTACCAGTACCAGTATTACCAAAACTTAGTCTTTGACCAGAATATGCATACTGTCTGTAACTATAACCATCAGTACCATTACCAGCAAATTTATAATAACCATCTCCTAGATTAATAACAAAGTAGCTATTGTCCTTAGAGAATCCACTGATGTTAGAGTCACCCTCGTCACGAGAATAAACTACCCTTGTACCAGTCATCAGATACTTATCGTACCCATAGTACTTACCTCCACCGAATCCACCATCAGCACCAGGAACACCTTCAACGGTCTTCAAGAACATAGTATGATTAGATGTGTCACAAATGGTAATTGATGTTGCAGGTGAAGCATCAGCCTGTTCTGTTTCCTGTGGGTCGAATTGGATAACACGAGGAGTTGAAGGTTCATCAACTGTCATCTCATTCTGGTCAGAGATTGAAACAATCCTTGCAGGAATAACATCAGATTCCATTCTGTAGAATCTATGATAACCATAATAAGAACTGTTACCAGTACTATATGCTAATGTAATAGCATTGATACCCTGTCTAGCCTCATTTGGGCTTTGGTGCATAGTAAACTGATAGTAGTTGATAGGGTTGATGTAGTAAATATTACCATCTTCCAAACCGCCGTAATCAGTAGGCATTGTAGAAGCTTGTGCTTCTAATGCCATCCACTTACCTTCATTTCTGTAGTGAACAGCGTCTGCCATCTGGAAGTTATGGTAGTAAGAACTAGATCCAGGAATTGTTACCTGTGTACCACCTTGCTGTACTCTTTCATAGTTGAAATGACCATATCCATAACCATATCCACAATAACGTTCGTCATCAAGAAAAACTTCTTCTCCAGGTGTGAACTGGTTAATCATACTGGTTTCCATATCACCAGCGAATGTAGATGACTCTGTATAGTCATTCAAACGTCTCCACCATCTATTATGGATTGTGTATGGAGGACTTGTGTGTGAACCACCAGGAGGGTTCTGACCCTTGTTCTGAGAGTTAGCATAATCATATCTCAAATCATCCCAGTGATCTAAGGAATCTTCAGTAGCAACATACCAATAATCATAACTACTGGTATTGTAAACAACAATGTCACCAACAAAGTATTCTGTTGAAGAGTTCCAACGTCCTCTGTCTACTGTACCCTTTAGGACTCCAGTAGCGTTTCTTAGGATGTGTAAGGTTCCTGTACCAGAACCAAATAATCTGATAGGACTTCTTCGTCTATATGCATCCTGTCTGTTCTTATGGAATGAAACATATGTACTACCCCATCTATGGATGTAGTATTTCTCACCGAATTGTAGACCTTGAATTGGAGTAGCACCAGCAAATCCGTTATATTCAAGATAGTCACCATTTTGGAATTGGTGAGAACCAATTGTAATATAGTTCTGATAAGTGTTTACATTACTATCATTAGATCCATCCCAAGTCTTATCCCTCGTGGTGTAGGTCATTCTACCTGGACCAGTTGTTTCACCGTAAACCGAGGTTGCATATAATGTATGCTGATAATTATCGTTCTGATCGTTACCTAAGTTGAAGAATTCTTTGATTCTAATATTAGCTTTAGCATTTGCTAAAGATGATGCAAGACAGAACCAGTTCTTAGAAATTCTAATTACATAGTAATCAGTATTATGAGTTAGATAAGTATATCCAGCAGTCTGTTGAGCAGTTGTTGGTTGTGGATTGTTACCAATCGCAGTACCACCTGAAGGAACTGTATATTTAACCGTTACACCAGTCTTTAGACCGTGATCCTTCACAAAGAATCTTCCTTGCTTACAGTCAACTACTTGCTGAGGATAGAATACTAATGACTTACCAAAGATCTGTGTAGTGGTAGCCATAGAGTAATCTACTCCATCACTTCCAGTTCTAGCACTAATCTCATAAGCACCATCAATAGATCCCTTAGCAGAAACATCTTCAAAGTAATGGTTTGGAGATGATGTAGCAGAACCTCCACTAATATTCAACCTAGGACCATTCATAGATGCACTAAGTTCAAATCTATCTGTACTTACATTTCTACAGTAGTAAGTTTGACCATTCTGCAGACCTCCAATAACAGGGTTTCCGTTAGAGTTATACTTAATAGCATTACCTTCAACGAACCCATGATCAGCAATCTTGAATGTATCTACATATGGGTTATCAATATTCTGTCCTTTAAACTTATGTCTAAAGTTTGTTCCATCACCACTAAAGTGTTGAAGGTTTAGTATATTAGATCTTGACTGAGACTGGTTAACATCAGGGTTGGTTGGTTGATCGTTAGAACCAGAACTTGATGCATATGAAACTCTGAAATGGTTATTGTTAATAGGAATCATCCAATACCAATAGTTCTGATTCATATTACCTACAGCAGAACCAGTAGAGTGCTGAGAATCGAAACGATACTGAAGCCAGTAATCTGGGTCTCCGTTCTGGTTTACAGTGAAACCATGTTGAGGTGAATACCAAGTATTAGAAGTAGATAATGTTTGAAGTTTATAAACAAAGGAGTTTTCTGTATTAGACCATCCTTGAATATCATGTAAAGGACCGTTAGGAGTCTTAGAAAGTGAGAACTCAAAGTTCTTTGTAGTTACAGTTTCATTGATCGCAGGATATCTAACATAATAGATATAGTTCTCAATTGGATTCATGTCATAGTTATTCGACATCTGGTTAACGTTAGATGGCGTACTATTAGTAGACCTGAATGCAACTTTATCTCCTTCTTGGAAGTTTACAATTGAATGCTCACAGATAATTCTGTTTCTCTTATACCATGACTCATTATTCTGACTACCACCAGATGCATTGTTAGTAATATCATATGCTAACTTGATACAAGGCCAAAGTGCGAAAGGAGCACCCCATGTATAAAGGGTTCCTTGTCCAGTAATATTATGATCTGAACCAACACCAGCACCATAGTAAGGACCATCATGGTTAGGATCTCGTGAGTTGAAACTCTGAGTTAGTTTAATATTATCAGCATCAACATACTTGATATAATAACAATAGTTATTACTCATGTTGCCTGGATCGCTGTTAGGAGATGGACCCCTTGTAAAGATAACAGGCTGACCATCTTTGAACTGGTGTCTAGGAATACAAATTGTTTCCTGTGCAGTATCAATCGCTTCAGGATAGAAATATCTTTGCTTTCTTCCATATCCAGGATCAGTTGGATCTCCAACTTCAATAATATCAAACTCAAATGGGTTCATAACAGTAGAAGAATATCCTCTACCAAATAACTTCATCTCAAGCTGCGTTGCTGACTGAGCAGTATCACTTAGAGAGAAACTAACTCCAGTTCCTGAAGCACAGTTTGTTGGACTTGATGCAAGCTTATAAGTTGTAGCATCAACTTTGATAACATAATAGATACCATTACCACCATTAGTAGATGATGCGTTTGTACCTGTCTGACCTGCAGCAGTAAAACCAGTAACGTTACCGTTCACATATTTCATGAACATAAAGTCACCAGTTTCCAATCCATGAGGTGTTACAGAACCACCATAATAATGAGTGATAGTATCAGTTGCTGAATTCATATGACCAGCATTAGCAACAAGATACTGTATAGTATCCTGACCTTCTGGATTCCACAATGTCATTGCAGTGGTTTCCATTGAAGATATGGTTGAAGACCAATCAACAGCACCGTTTGAAGTAAATGATCTACCATCAAACTCTTTTCTTCTTACAGCAATAGAGTTTGTAATATAGAACTGTGTACCAATATTATAATTTGACTTTACAGGAGTAGTAATAGTTAGAGTACTATTTGTTGTTCCGTCTGTTGTGACAGCAGAATACTCTCCAAGAGTTAGTTTAGAACCAACATAGAATCTTCCAATAATGACGTTAGCATAAACTGTTTCAATGTTTCCAGTAAATGTCTGAGTTATATTTGCTTCATAAACAAATGTTTTATCATCAGGAATAGACTTGATAATAAATGTACCCTCTGCAGTTTGTGATGTAAGACCCCTAATATCAATTGGAATACCATTTGTAAGACCATGAACTGCAGCAGTTCTTACTGTAATATCTCTACTATTATTAACTGATTCAATAGATGCAACATCTTGAAGAGGAACATCCCCTGTTGATGAATAGAACGATGGAATTTGGTGAATCCTTTCTAATGTTTCCCACTTAGTTGACTGAAGACTATACTCAAAGTCAGTATCAATAAGAGTGTTTGGATTAGATACCCTTAGCTTACTTACTGGATCAATGAAGGTTTCAGTCGGTTTGAATTCAGCACCTTCTTCATCAATAAAAATCTGCAACTTATCTGTATCTGCATGACTAGCACCTGCCGTGTCATATGTCAGAGTATAAGTTGTTATGTTAGCCACTGCGTCATACGCATGGTTCGTAACCTTTAGGTTTGGATCACCTAAAGCGTATATCGTTGTACCCCTAGTTGCATTGTTGATAAACAGGAGTTTTCTTACATCCACATGACCAGCAATAGCCACAGTCTTTGCTGATGCATCAAACGTATAATCGTAAAGTAATTTCTTTGCCATTTTGCTTTCCTAGGGTCTTTATATTAGTAACGGAGGGGTAGAGTTTATAATCCAAAAGTGATTGCGTAGCCGAGAGCTTTAGTATCGACTGCTTTCAACTGATCCTGTGTTACTATAGATGCGGAGTTTGTACCTTCAGTAAACATTGACCACTTGGTAGTGGCAGTTGGAGGATCATTATTAAGAGATTCTTGTATATTTATAAAAGTACTCGGAGACTTGAATACCACATCACCTGGATAGTATGTCGTTGCAGAACTCCATACTCCCTTCCATTCAAAACCTTTTATAACAAGATCCCATGATGTTTGGCTGGGTTGGTTAGGTGCAACACCAACAGTAGTTGTTTTTGCTGCGTAAGCATAACCACCAAACTGTACCACATTACCTGGAGCGTAAGTGGTTAGGTTATTATATGTACCAATAACAGAAAAACCAGTAGTCAAAATATCCCAAATATCATTAGGAGCATTTAGATACTGATTAGGTTGTTTGTTGTTATTAGTTTCTTTTGCAATATAAGTGTATCCACCGTAGGAGACGACATCTCCTGGCTGATACGATGTTAGGTTACTCCAACTATCTTCGAATTGGAATCCCCCAACATATTCAGAAAACTTTGTTGAGTCGAATGTAGATGTTGATTCGTGTCCGTTAGTAACTAGATATAGCGTGTTACCGTACTTGACAACATCGTTGAGTTTATAGAAGGTATTGTTTGTCCAATCTCCTACATTCTTTACTCCTTCTAGGTGTAATCCCCATTTGGAAACACCGTTTGCGTCAGTATAAAAATCATTACCACTTGCCACTGAAGTGTGGTTGGTGATGCATACGTAGCTATTAGCACCAAACTTTACGATGTCATCAATGACATAAGCTGTGCTGGCTACCCAATCACCTTTCCACTTGAATTTTAATCTGCCAAGTCTAAAATCTGCCATTTTGGTTACTTAGGTCCGTTTGTGTTATAATCGTAAGCTGATCCCATACGAGCTACGAGATATCCATCATCATCGATGAAATATGATAAACTTCTTGAATCCCACTTATGCTGGTAATAAGTATCATTTGCATGTTTAGTTACCGCAGTACCTGCATTAGTTCCATACTCTTCAACTGTGTAGTCATCCATAGTACGGAAAATCATATCACCGTTAGCATCAAGAGTTGGTTCGCTCATAAGATCTACGACATCATTATCAGAACTGGTGGTCTTAGTATAAGTAAGCATCCCATCAGCATCACGATTGATGGCATGGAAGTCCCACGATACGGAACCACCGCCACCACCGCCTCTTGCTGCTATATCTGATAATTTTATTGCCATATTCCTATGTAACTATTTTCCAATTGACTCCATTATATACAAGAAGAACTTCCCAACCATTAGTGTCAAGAAGAAGTTGTGAATCCACTGAGTCCAAATAATCTTTAAACTCTTTGCTTGACGCACTAGCATCCACAGTAATATTATTTATACTCCATTTATTTGTAACATCAACCAATCTGATGAAATTTCCAATAGCAGGAGGAGCAGAAATACTAATAGTATATGCACTAGATGTACTATCAAGCATATAATTTGTATTTAGTTTATTAGTACTTCCGTCAATAGTAAATCCAGTAGTATTTACTGCGGAGCCATAACCAACATAAGACAGAATAGTCTCTTGATTTACTAATGGTGTCCACGTAACTGTACCACCGACATCTTTTGTGAGATAATAATCTCCATTTGTATCCGCAGCGAATTGACCAATCCTTTGTGCATTAGGTAATGAACCAGGAGCATACCCTCCAAGCTTCAATGCACCAGGCTCAACTGAACCTGTAGTCGTATTCAATTTTGGAGCAGTCACAGCTCCGTCTTTAATTTTTACTGTTTGGACGGCGTTGTCAGCCAACTTATCAGCATTAACTTGCTGATTACCAATTTTGATTGTCTGGATTGTTCCATCAACCAACTTGGAACTTATTATGCTTCCATCTGAAACGGTTCCAACATCAAGACGATCACCTAAAACTACTGCAAAGAATGTATCACTCTGTGCAGGAGGGTTTGTAAAAATTATAGTGTCATTATTAATATTATATGATGTTCCAGGTTCCTGTATTACACCATTCAGAACAACTAAACATTGAAATGCACCTGGATATACTGGATCACCGCTAACTCTTAAATAGAAATCTGTAGCACCGCCATTAAATCCAGCACCTGCTCCAACTCTATCTAAGGGTACATCAATTTTTCTTTGATTACCTGTCTTTGGTATATTACCAATATAAGCCATAGCTTTTTCCTTTTATTTAGTTAACT